TACACCAACAAACACAGTAACTCCAACATTAGGAGCAACAAATACGCCAACAAATACGCCAACAAATACTTTAACACCGACAAAGACACCAACAAATACGCCAACAAATACTTTAACACCAACCTTTACACCAACAAATACGCCGACAAAATCAATTCCGGCAACAGCAACTCCGACAAATACGCCAACAAAAACATTAACGCCAACTTTTACACCAACAAATACACCTACGGTTACACCTACGGTTACACCTACAAGAACCGTAACACCTACACCAACGACAACTATAACACCTACACCTACAATTACACCTGCGGTAGTTTGTGTATGTTACACATTAAATAGTAATACACCACCGCCACCAAACCCATCTATAGGTGGAACTACTTTCCAATACACTAATTGTACAGGTGGTACTCAGACAGTATTTGTTGAGGGAGGAACCCCACAAGATGTTTGTGCACAACAAATCCCTACAAGAACTTCTGGTGACCCGGGAACTATTGATGTCTCTGCGTACAATTGTTGTTTAGGTTCTATTGTTGGGTGGAGTTATAAAACAACTTTCACGGTGGGTTGTATATTAGGTGCATTCACAAACGTGTGTACTGACAATGCTGATATATGTTTGTCAACAGTAATTTATAGTTCAGATGGTACAGGTTGTTTAGGTGGTTCAATGGCCTCTGGATGGTACGCAGATTTTAACACTACTTCCCCACCAAATAAAAGACAATGGAATGGTACTAGTTGGGTTGGAGCTTGTGTAAGTTGTGGTAGTTGTCTTGTTGCCGATACAATAATAACATTATCAGATGGGTCAACTAAATTAATACAAGACATTCAAGTTGAGGATGTACTTAAATCTCTTGATGTTTCAGGAATGCCTTTACCATCGGATGAATGGTACTCTTGGAGTAGTGATACATTGAATTATGTTGATTCAACATCAACAGTTATTAACTTTAATAGATATATTGTTAATTCTGTCATAGACATTAATAATGGTAGATTAATTGCGACTGATTCACATAATCACGTTGTTAAACAAAATGGTGTGTGGTATATTAGAACAACATCTGAATTAAACGTTGGTGATGTATTATTAGATATGGATAACACCGAATTTGAAATTACATCGTTAGTTACAATTACAGAACCAACAACAGTTTACGATATTGACGTTAATAATAGTAACTTGTATTTTGCGAATAATGTTTTAACTCACAATAAGTAATAAAGGGACATATTAGAATAAAGTAAACTATTTATATACGTAAAAATATATTTAAATTTAGAATATGGAAAATAATCAAAATACAGATTTAACGGTTTGGCAGAGGCTCTCACAAGCATTCGGGCCAAACTCGTTGTTAAATCAAGACTACCCAACATACAAATTAGACAAAAAAGAGTTATTAAAAACAACCTCTAAAGATGAATACGAAAGAGAGAAATTACAAGCTCAACAAACTTTCTATTTAGCAAACCAATGGACAAAGATTGAAAGTAATCTTTACACCCAAGCCGTATATTATGAACCAACAAGATTGGCTTCATTCTATGATTATGAATCAATGGAATATACTCCTGAAATATCCGCAGCGTTAGATATATACGCGGAAGAATCTACAACCGTTGATGAAAATGGTTATATATTACAAATTTATTCGGAATCAAAAAGAATAAAATCTATACTAGCCGATTTATTTAATAACGTTTTAGACGTTGATACCAACTTACCAATGTGGACAAGAAATGCTTGTAAATATGGTGATAATTTTGTGTATTTAAAATTAGATTCAGATAAAGGAATTGTTGGATGTATGCAATTACCAAATATTGAAATAGAACGTTTGGAAAGAGGTATGGCCGCAAAATCGGCAAATGTTGAAGAACCAGCCGAAAACAAAGGATTAAGATTTAAATGGAAAGCTAAGAATATGGAGTTCAACTCTTGGGAGATGGCTCACTTTAGATTATTAGGTGACGATAGAAAACTTCCTTACGGTACTTCTATGTTAGAAAAAGCAAGACGTATTTGGAAACAATTATTATTATCTGAAGATGCAATGTTAATCTACAGAACTGCAAGAGCACCTGAAAGACGTGTATTTAAAGTATTCGTTGGAAATATGGATGACAAAGATGTTGAAGCTTATGTACAACGTGTTGCAAACAAATTTAAAAGAGAACAAGTTGTTGATGGTAAAACCGGAAACGTAGATATGAGATTCAACCAAATGGCGGTTGACCAAGATTACTTTATCCCTGTTCGTGACGCAGCTCAAGCATCTCCAATTGAAACATTACCGGGAGCAACAAACTTATCTGAAATTGCTGATATTGAATATATCCAAAAGAAATTATTAACCGCTCTTAGAGTACCAAAAGCCTTCTTAGGTTTTGAGGATGCCGTTGGAGGAGGAAAAGATTTATCTTTAATGGATATTCGTTTTGCAAGAACAATCAATAAGATTCAAAAATCTATGGTTGCAGAATTAAATAAAATAGCAATCATACATTTATTTTTATTAGGATTTGAGGATGAATTGTCAAATTTTTCATTATCATTAACTAATCCATCTTCACAAGCCGACTTACTGAAAGTTGACCTTTGGAAAGAAAAAATTGCATTGTACCAACAAGCCGTAGCAGCAATTGCAGGTATTGCACCGGTATCAGTATCGTGGGCTAAGAAACATATCTTAGGATTCTCTGACGAAGAAATCAAACTTGATTTACAACAACAAAGAATTGAGATGGCGGTAGGTGCTGAGTTAACAAACACAGCGACAATGATAACCCACACAGGTTTATTTGACACCATTGATAAATTATACGGAAATAAAGTATCAGGAGCAACCGCAGGTGGAGCAGCACCATCATCACCACCCCCACCAGGAGGTGGAGGAGGATTCGGCGGTGGTGGAGACATAGGCGGAGGAATGGAAGATTTAGGCGCACCTGAACCGGGTGGCGCACCTGAACCGGGTGGAGCACCTGAACCGGGTGGAGCACCTGAGGCGGCAGCACCACCAGAAGCTGAACTAACACCGGAATCATTTAAAAGAGATAATTTAAAAATATTAGTGGAACAAGGTTCCTTAACTGAAGACGATTCTTACATTGATTTATCTAAAGGAAAAAATTCTTTAGGAGATATTGAGGACCAATTAAGTAAACTTCTAAAAGACTAGATATTTATAATAAAAATTAGATATGAAAAATTTTGGTTTATTAAAAACAAAGATAGAAAATGTATTGTTAGAATCATACGCTAACGACACATTCAAAAACGAATTAAAAACATTTAAGAAACTTGTTATAGAAAATAAAAACATTAGCAAATTGTTTTATTTATACGATGAACTAAGTTCTCCAAAATCTTTAAGTGAATCTTATTGTAATGATTACATCAATGAATGTATTAAAATTTATGAGAATACCGTAAATAAATTAAAACAATCAGATGTTAATCAATTAAATGCTTGGGTAGGAAATAAAAAAGTAGAAAATAACTATACGGATATTGATACATTATTCTCTAGCGATGTTTTAACTATTGAATCAAAAATTAAAAGTAGAAAAGTTATTGCGGAATCTTTAAAAAAATTACCAATAACAAAAACTGAAGGAATTGATTTACCATTATCTACAATGGTTAGTGTAGCAAACAAAACTATCAAAAACTATATTGATGGTTTAAATGAATCTGATAAAAAAGAATTAATGAATTTGTTATCAGAAGATGATTCAAAATTAAATGAAAAATACAACACACTTAAAGAAGGTGTTGTTGAAAAACTAACAGAAATGAAAAATGCTAGCACTGATAATTCAATGCAAATAAGAATTGATGAAACCATATCAAAAGTAATTTCTGAAAAATACGACAAACTTACGTATTTCAAACTTAAGAATCTTAAAGAGAATCTTTAATCATTATCGGACTTGAACTTTTTTTGGACATACTTAGCCTTGGAAAGTTCAGCTCTTTTAATAATTGATTTTTTAACAAATTCCTTTCTTTTAAAAAGTTCACCACTTTGACGAGTCTTAATAACTTTACTTTTATAAAGTTTTAAAGCCTTCTCAATCGTAATGTTGTTATTTAGTTTAACTATTATCATATATTACATATATCACAAATATACAAAAAATTTTGACTATTGACCTAAAAACCCCTATTTTTATGGAAACAATAAACAGAATAATATGAAAATTAATGAAAAAGGGGAAAACCTCTCAACTATCCGGTTTTAAAACCGCGAAAGTTATCTACGGAACAGTCGATTCCATAAACCTCAAATCTCTATACTTAAACATCCAAACGTGGGTGGAACCAATAGAAGAAACAGAAAATTGGACAAGAGTTGTCCTAAATCTAAGTCGAGGTATAAAACATTCAATATATAAAACAATTAATAAAAAAATCTTTACAGATAAATTTATTGTTGATTTAGATTTACGTTCAAGTGGTCTTAATGTGGGAAAAAAATCATTTATGAATCTTGAAATAAATTTTTATCTAAAAGAAGAAGGTTTTGACATCAAAGGTCTTGAAATAAAAAAATCCTTACAAGAAATTACAGAACAAATTTTTAAAACAAACTTTTCAAAGAATGAATATTTTACTTTTTATTTAACCAAAAAGAGTAAAATGGAAGAAGAATTGTTACAAACCAAGAATGTTTAATATTTATAAATAAAACATTCAAAATGAATTTAAGAATATTACAACCAAGCGAATCAGGAAAAGGTATATTAGTTGAGTACGATGCGGGATATATTAACCCAAATGACAATCGTAATGAAAACTTAATTAGAGAATCTAGCGATATGTTAGACCACTCTAAACCATTTGAATTTTATGCCGTATTACAAAAATATGACACCCCAAATAGAAATGGTAGATTATACCCTGAACGTATATTAAAAAGAGAAGCTGAAAATTATAAGAAAATGATTAAAAAGGGTACCGCCCTATCCGAGTTAAATCACCCGGAATCATCTCTAATAGATTTAGATAGAGTGTCTCACGCAATCACCGAAGTATGGTGGGAAGGAAATGTCCTAATGGGTAAGATAAAATTACTTACCTCACCAGGTTACCACGAAAGAGGTATCGTATCAACTAAAGGTGACTTAGCAGCAAACTACCTTAGACAAGGTGTTACATTAGGTATATCCTCAAGAGGGGTTGGTTCCCTTAAAAAGATTGGAGAACAAAATGAAGTACAAGACGATTTTGAATTAATTTGTTTTGACTTAGTATCATCACCATCTACTCCGGGAGCATATCTATTCTTAAATAAAGAAGATAAAAATCTTTATGATGAGAACTTAGAAGAAGAGAAAAAAATGAGTGTTGAAAGACACGTTGGAGATTCCGGAAACAAATCGCTTGACTTAATGAAAAAATTAAACGATTATTTGGGATACTAAATAA